AGCCAAAGTCTTAAGATTATCGACGTCGAAGGTAAAACCCTCAGCGCCGATTAACTTATCTTTTACAAAGCCTTTACCAGAACCTGCTCCACCTGCCATAATGATAATGTTACCAAATTTTGGATACGCCTTACCGCCAAATGTGATTAGGGCTTCGGTTAACTCATTATGTTCTGCGAATGATAGCATTTTAATTCCTTAAATCTTTATAGTATTTATAAGGATTCTAGTCTAGACATCAAACGTTCAGCACGATTAGTGACTTGACGATACCATAATGAATCGCGACCTTCTACTGCAGATCGAGCCCAATCGTGATCTCGTAATGCTGCGCCAAAGTTTTTAAACTTAGACAAACGAGGACGACCCATATTGAACATCATATTAGCAAGTACTTCTTGAACTTCGCCTGGAAAGCCTTCCCAAGTTTCTTCACCGAAAAGAACTACGCACTCTGAAATACAAGTTTCTAAATCCTTTTCAAATGCTTCGCGAACTCGCTCCGGAGTAACTTCAGTTCCTACTTCTTGCCCTTCTTCTGGATCGCCTTCAACGATTAGGTGTCCTACACCAAACGTCGGGTATCCTAGGTGATCAAGGTAAATTTCGTGTACGATACCTTCGTCGATTTTAAGTTGTTCGAATAGACTATCTCTATTTTCTTCTTTCATTGGAATTTCCTTTTTATAAATAGGTTTATATACAGGTTATATATAGTTTATATATTATTCTAATAATGAGGTAACTGAACATGAAGTGGATTCATGCTATCGTCGTAATGGCGGTCATGGCTGTTGTGCCTAAAATATATGCTCAAGAAGAACCTATCGACGACGTAATTAAAACCCAGTCGACGACAGATAGTACTGTTACAACAAAAGGTAGTATGACTAACACTATTAAGTCACCACCACCTTCAGCTATATCTCCGACTATTAATACGTCTAATTCAGACTTATGTACGTTCGGGGTTGCTGGCGCAGTACAAACTCAGATACTTGGTATATCTATGGGTTCTCAAGTTACCGACTTGAATTGTGAACGATTAAAGAATGCTAAGACAATGTACGATATGGGAATGAAAGTTGCCGCAGTTTCAGTTATGTGTCAAGACGAAAGGGTATTTGACGCAATGTGGAATGCTGGTACTCCTTGCCCAAAAGACGGGTTAATCGGCGAAGAAGCTAAACTTGCTTGGCAAGCTGCTACTGAAAGTGATAAGCCTGATGGCGAAAAAGATAAAGAGAAACGAGATGTTGATAAAGAAACGTTGGCTGGCGCTGGTAGCGTTGCAGCTTTGTTACTGCTCCTACTCTTACTCTAAAGAATACGTAAACGGAACCACGACGAACGCCACGTCGGACGGTTACAACTGGGTGATGCAAAACATATTACCACAGCAGGCTGGTCTGGAAGTGAACAATATCATTTACAGATACACCGCTGTTAAAGACCCAGAATCCGATATGGTAGTTTACGTACAAAACGAAGATGCCCAGAATCCTGGACAGTATATTTTCCGCGAAAAAGACGACTGGTCTCAAAAGCCAGGAAATACTATTTTTAAAGTATTGCCTCAGCCTAATGTATTAATTGATAGGTGGGGCGATGGTTCTATACAAGTTGAAGGTGAAGGATCAGTCGAAGACCCAGTGGTAACTTACGACTATAGATATGATCCTTGTTTCGATCCCCAAAGCAGTCCTTCCTGCCCTGGATATGTTCCCCCTATTCCCGATATCCCCGAACCAGATTTGACAGAGATCTACGACCAGAACGACAGACTCGTTCAAGAAAATGAAGATAAAAAGAAGGTCGAAGCAGACGATGGTGACCAAGACGAAAGAGAACGTCGTCGGGCGATGATACAAAAGAAAAAAGAAAGACTAGAAATTGCGCTCGGAGCAGTTAACTCGGCATTAATGACTAGCGACGCTGTTGCTAAACATAATGCGTTAATGGCTCTTAGCATAATACCGGAATCATATACAGTACAGACTATTCCTGTAACTACATATGAAGAAACGGTTACATTAGATGGCGGTGAAATACCCGACAACAAGAAGGCAAGAAGAGTGAGTTTTGCGCAACAATTGAAGCATGAACAAATGGTGAATTTACAATATGAACAACTCAATCCTAAAAATAAAGGGGAACAATAATGTTCAAAAAATCAGTAATTATCGCATCGGCATTTGTAGCTTCTTTGGCACAAGCTCAAGTCGATGTTCCTATAACGGGTAATGTGGCATCTAAATGCGTTATCACTACCGACACTCCTGGGGTTTATGGTAACCCAGTTTCAAATAAACTAAGCACATTGCCAGTAGATGGTGGTGTTATGCCCGTCGTTCGATATGATATTATCGAAGCAGATTCGTATAAAGCACAGATTTCGTGGCCAGAGTCTTTTACAACTTCGCCTGCTCTAACAGACGTTGTTAATTGGACTGGCTTAACTGAAATTGCCGAAGTATCAAATGCTGATATGTCGGCTTGGGAAAATACTAAAGTTGAATGGAACAACGTAACTGAATATGACTTATCACTAGCTGGTTCTATTTGGTTTAAGGTATCTTCTACTGCCGATTACGGTTATGACAAATCGTTTCCAGGCGGAACTTATCGTGCCTCGGTGTTAGCAGAATGTATCGCCAAGTAGTAGTATTATTGTTGGTGTTCTTTTCTTGGAGTTTAAATGCCCACGAATGGACACCAACATACCCTAAACTTGAACAATCGTTTGTATCGAACGTTCTAGTTGCTAATATGAGTTTGTTCAATAACAGAAAGAATATACGGTATTATGAGATATCTGTATTCGATGCTGATTGGAACCCAGTCGCATATTCAACTGGAGGCAATTCGATACTGAAGATATCTTACCTTCAGAGGAAGAAGGTCGCCGTCTATATTCGTAAACGAGACAGAAACAAAGCAACATATATCTGCTCACGGTCTAAGAGTTTACTCAACGCCGATAGTGTTACATATATTTCTTCAAGGATATGTTCTAAGATAAAGTGAGTACCGACGTGAAATATTTACTTGTAATAATGACAATAATATGCTTACCAGCGTTTGGGGATAATAGTTCTCTTAACTTAAATATCCCGACTTCACCGCAGAGTTATGCGTCTGATCAGTTTAGGGCTGGCGACATGGATTGCCGTCAAGCTATAGGATCGTCGACTAACCTTGAGTTTGGTGTTGTTGGGGTAATGAATCAGAACGACCAGTTTCAGTCTAATGTAATAGTTGATCCTAATAGTCAATTTAATTCTAACGACATTATGAAAGATATCGGTGTATATGCTCGTATTACAATTCCTATCGGTGCGCCAAAAGAACGTATCGATTGTAATGCGTTTTTCCGATTAGAGATGGAGCGTAGAAGGTTAGAGGTTCTTAAACTACAACAAGAATTAACCAATTTACGAAGGTTACAATTCGAAGGCGATAACGATGACAAATAAAGATTTGGGTCAAATGACCGAGAATGTCGAAGAAGGCATCGAGAATCTAAAAGAAGAAATAGCAAATAAAGAGTTTAGATTATTTGGTATTAAAATGACCCCTGCTACTATTATGGGAGCGTTTGCTTTAATTGGTTCTATACTTGGTACTATGTACGCAGGGTTCGAATCGTATAAAGCGTTCCAAGAAATGGCAGAGAAATTAGCTGTACTGGATATTGAAGCGGTCGAAGCTCGTAACGTTGAGATTGAACGTAAACTCGACGATGCTATTGATTATACTCGCGATATAAAGAACGGACTTCGTGACGACCTAATATCAATGGAAGGTCAAGTTGATAGGGTAGAGGACGATATGCGCGAATTAGAAAATAGGTTGCGTACGATGATACGTGAAGCGCAAACGAGTTTTGATAATAAGCGAGATAGGTTACAAACCGACTACGATTCTAGAGCGCAGAGGTTACAGGATAGGTCTGATTCCGAAATAAAGGATCTCAGGGCTGAAATGGATAAACTCCGAAAAGAGCTCGAAGAAAGAATACAGAAAGCCTTGGATAACCCCTTATCTGATTAAAACTAAGCCCAGTCTTTACACTGGGCTTTTTTATGCTTACTGTAGCCACGTTTGGCTTTGGCTTTACGGTCGTCGTGCTTTAAACACTTATTGAATTTATGAGCGTGTTTGGCTACAGGGTTCATTCTACTCATCCATAATAACTAGAATATCGTCTTCCGATAATACAGCTTGCTGCTGTGATCCGATATTCAACGGTTTAGCCATTTGCCAATTAGGCAATACCGTATCGCCGACCTTAACTGTTTCAACTTCAGGTCCGACGAACATAACAACTCCCATCTTTACGGTATCCTTCACTTCAGAAGATAGGATAATACCTGACTGAGTTGTTTTCTTTTTCGCTTCTTGCGCGACTACAATGTTATTCTTTAATGGTCTCATTTCAATTCCTTACCAATGCCGAACGGCATTTGCTATTATAAACATATTAGTAATTACTGCTTGGGTGATCAAAAACGTTCGAAGCCAAGCAACTTTATCTGCTTCTTTATCGTCAGGCGATGACTTCTCGCCTAATGCCTTTGCCCACAATCTCCATAACTTTTTCAAGTTAGATCCTTACAGATATTTGTCAATCATCTCTAATTGGTCATGGTATTTAGCCACTAGTTCTAGCTCTTGCTCGATTGCTTCCATCACGTCGGGATGCTCCCCAATACCTGCTGGATTTTCGAGGTAGACCTCAACGTTCATTTTATGCTTATTGATATGACCAATAGCATGCGAGCGTAACGACTCGATAATTTTATCTCTCATTTTAGATTCCCTTAATCCGTAATAATGTTATATATATCTTTCCAGTTATTGACTTTGGTTATCCCTTCCGCTTCGAACATACTGTTATGATTGTGTCTCATAAGAATGCTTTCTAAACCAACTCCAGCGCCAACTTCGGCATTCTCTGGTTTATCTTCTACCCAGTAACAACCAGTTCCGCGATAGACTTCTAACTCCTCGTCTTTATCCGCACCAGTATCAAGGTAGACATACTTCTCGAATACCGTAGGTCCAAACAACTCAATCAAGTTTTTTGTACGTAGGTGCTGAGAGTAGTAATCGTTAGATAAAGAAGTAATCGCATGGAATACATACCCGTGATCTTCGTGTAACTTCTTAACATACTTAATTGCATCACGTAGAGGTGGCAACTTACGAATAGTCGCACTCTCATTAAACATACGGATAAGCATTTTACATAACTTCTTATCTATACCATATCTAACGTCCATTTCATAAACGTCCGTACGAGTTTCTTCAAACCCATGACGAGTCATCCATTGCCCAAAGGCATACTCCCAGTCCAATAGAACTCCATCACAATCTACTAATATCACTTTATCTTTCATAATAATTCCTTACGCTATGCCAGTCCAACGAATGCTATTCGGCATGTTATCAAATATGTTTCCACGGGCGAAGTTAGTAGCTGGACCAGACCAGCTCGCAGCCATTAGCAAATCGCCAGTTTTAAACTTCTTACTATCTTTACGGCATACAAATCCAGCCACAGAACGGTGACTGCCATCTTCGTCCGTTCTAATGATCTTATCATAAGAGCGACCAGTACTTACTACGTACATACCTTCAGTTTGGGCGAAGGCTTCGTCGAAATCTTTAGTAGAACCATACTCAGAGCGGATAGTAAACAACGCATAATCAGTACGCATTTTAGTAATAACTTCATTTATCATTTCAACATAATCATTCATAATATATTCTCTCAATCAATTCAATACAAGTATTATATAATAAAAAAAGAGGCAAGTAAAGCCTCTTTTTATACCGATTTGCTATATGCTTATAACTTAATCTAATAACTCTAACTGAGTTCCTTCTTCGGGTTTATCTTCTTCGGCTTCCTCTTCAGCCAACTTCATTTGGAGTTTCTCAGCCTTAACTCGAACTCGGTCAGTAACTTCTTCGCCGTTCATCCATAGGTCTTTGTTATTAAGCATCATTTCGATTTCTTCTTCAGATAGGAAATCTTCATATACTGTACGGAGCAAGTTCTGTGCCCATTTACTTTCATATTCTAATCGATCTAGCATTTCTCCGCCTTTACCGAACATACCACCAGAGTAGTTATGGAACATAAACATAGAGTGTTCAGATACTTCTACGATATCAGCCTGTAGGAAAATCATAGTAGCAGCTGACATACATTCGCCTTCTACAGAACAGATAACCGTAGCCGAAGTTTCCGATAATGCTCGCATCAACTGGATAGTAGTAAGCAAATCGCCACCAGGAGAGTTGATATGAATTTTGATAATATCGTTCTCGGTACAGTTACGAATAGTGTTAAACCAATCTACATAATCTTCGGCACTGCCGATCTGATATAGGTAGAACGAATGAACGAATGTCGCGGGAGTTGTAAAATAAGCTGGACCGCCACGTAGTGCTTTTGTCAAATCAAGGTTTTCATTACTTTTCATTTAGTTTTTCCTTTAGTTCCTCGATAGTATTTTCGAGGTGTTTAATATAGTTATACACGTCTTGCTTGTTACATAGTGTTTGGCAACACATACTAAGTTCTTCGTAACAATCTTTACGAATTTCTTCTTCTGAATTCATCGATAGTCTCCAGTAGTTTACCGCTCCAATTATCCCTATGCTCGATAAACACCTGAGGATTATCTGAGTCAACGGCAACGATAGTAACCAATTGAGTTATAGGCATTCCTGTACGTTCTTCCCATGCTATAGCGTAAAACGTTTCCTGTATGTAGTAGTTGGTGATCCATTCGGATTTCTTAGCTTTCTTTGAAGTCTTAAAGTCAATTATAGATAGCTTACCATCAAACTCAGCCACACAATCCACACGACCAGCAACCCCCAAGTGATCCGAGTAAAGGGGAGCCTCTTGCGCATAGACCCGACCAATACGTGAATCCAGAATGCGTTGTAGATCAAGAAAACTAGAAAGAATATCAGGAGTGTATCCATTTTTGAAATCTTCCTCGTTGTTGATGTACTTTTCTATAATCTCATGAACGGCTGTACCACGAGTAGCAGCTCTATAAGAAATCCTATCGGCTTCTTCTTCGCCTACTCGTTCGCGCCATTTAGCGATCGATTCTTCAGAAAGAATAGAGAGTACGGTTGTAATAGAAGGGTATGCTTTACCCTCCGGCGTTAGGTAATGACGCTTCGCAAATTCCGTAGCGTAGTGTAGATCATCATAACCAAAATCAGTATCAATATGTGTAAACATTATAGATTAATCTTCATCATTTCTTTGGTCATAATATAGTCGCGAACTATTCCAGAACGAACAATATCTTGCCAGCCAAACTCAACTACTGAGAATCGGTTTAACTTCTCTACGATAGATAAGAACTTGGTGATACCTTCCCTATCCCCTTGACATGGAAGTCCGATTGATAGTAATCCCCACACATAATCATACGGCAATCAGAACCAAGACGAGTAATAACTGAGTCAAGCTCGTGTCCGTTCAAGTTTTGCATCTCATCTACTACCACGATAGCATTAGATAAAGTCACGCCACGAATAAACGAAGTAGACATAAATTGTACTGTATCGAAGTTAGTCAGTTTCAACCATGCCGTAGAATCGTCGAATAACTCTGTACAAATACTTTTATATGGACCAGTATATGCTTCTTTCTTTTCTTCCTCGTCTCCTGGCAAAAAGCCAATATCTCGAGTAGGTACGATAGAACGAATTACTATGACTTGATCGTATGGAGTAGACTTATCTAACACCTGTTCTAGAGCAAGGTAGATTCCCATAAACGTTTTACCAGTACCTGCCGAACCGTTTAAGATAAGGTGGTTTCCCTTTTTCCAATCATTAAATGCGATATTCTGATTATCAGTAATCGGTTCAATTTGACGTAGGTTATCAATCTTGAGTTTCTGCGGTTTGTTTTGCATCAATTAGTCTCTAATGTTATTAATCTTATGGGTGTCTTTTACTTTAGAAAGGACTTCGCCCCAACCCGAACCAGCTTTCTTTAACGATCCTCCGATCTCAGCATTTAAACCTGGAGCCGAAAGGATAGTTTGGTCTACCGAGCCTTCAGCCTGACAAGCTGGGCAAGGTTCTTCGAGCGGTCGTTTACGGTCGGCGATCTTACAAATCTTAGTAAAATCGTGTTCACATTCTTTACACTTATACGTATAAGTTGGCATATCAATCTCCTTTGAACCATTCGGGTACATCTCTTTTACTCCATACCATATTGAATCGTTGCTGTTTAGTTTTGTAGAATTTGCGATAAGATTCTACTGGGTTAGCTTTATCTATACACTCTGGATTAGACCCCATCGCAAGTCTAAATGCCGTTTGGCTTCCAGTGGGTATAGTCTTTGGTTGATCTTTTAGGATATATCGTAGCTTAGTATCGGACAAGTGAGTTTTGCCGTAACGATATTTGTACTCGTCGCAGAGCGCAACGAAATGCTCATAATGCCATTGGTAATTAGCAGACGACTCCATAGTCCATAGCGTGCATGGGTGCGCAACGTGTGCTGCTTTATACATTATAGATTCTAGGTTATCGTCTTCCATACGCCAGTACTTGACGTTGGTTTTACCTGACACGGATTTGCGGGTTTCAACAACACCATCTAGTAGCCTATGCGCAGTAGATAGCATCTGTGCCGATTCTAACACCATCTTAACAATATGCTTATCGCATTGTTCTATGGCTGCTATCTTCGGGTTTTCGTTTAGTACGAATATGTTCATAATATAATAATCTCAATTCAAAAAGAAAGGATAGGGCAATTATACCCTATCCTTGACACTAAGTAAAGCCTTTTTTATGCTGCCTCCAGGTCGGAAATGTTAGTAGTCAAGAATTCGTATTTTTGTTTAACCTTCTTGGCTGCTTTAGTTTTTCCTTGCTTCTCCAGACGAAAGATATAGTGTTTGGTTTCCTTTGCGTCTTTCTTTAAGCGTTCTAGTTGACTAGGAGTCATATTGGTTTCCTCTTATGGTTAAATTGAAAACTCATAACGAAGCGTAGACTTTACCTCCTTTTCTTATTGTTATCGCAACTCAATGTTGCCGTTGCTTTTGTTAATGATGTATGGTTAACTCTTTATCAAATTATCCCATACCCCTTGACAAAGCTTCTTGGTAATCCCTTTATATTTTTGCGCTAGTTGCTTATCTTTAACCCAGATAACAAGTTGCGCATCTTTCGGATGGATAGATTCCAATAGCTCTATGAACATTGCTTCACGTTTTGCCGGTGGTAACTTTTCCCCTGGACCGCCTTTAACGAAATATCGTAATGTAGTGGACTTATCCATTAACGATGCTTTTGGATTTTCGGCTGGGGTGTAAGGTGGTTCACCTTTAGGCAAAAGTGAAAATTGAATAGAATCGTCATATGCGCCTTTAACAACGTCCCGAATCGCTAAACAGTTTAGTTCATTTAGAACTTCTGCTTTCTCTACTCGGGTAGGTGCTTCGGCTGCTTTCTGTAGTATCTCAAATACGTGTTTAGTCATTATTAGTGGAACTCCTCAATACACTCAATTAACATTTTCATACGATTCTTAATAAGGTAGTTTAAGATTTTCATCTTAGGTGCCGTTTTCTGGCTTTCAAAGGTATTTATAATTTCCTGTTTTATGGGTTCAGGAGTTTCCGCAAGGTCTACCATTTTAACATTACGGCAATAGTTGCGGTATACTTCCGGATCCATAAAGTTCTTTAGGTCTTCAGCGTTATCGGCATAAGCATCAATCTTCTTCTTAGACATAGGCGATTGACGAATCTTATCCACGAATACGTTATCACCAGAAAGGACGTTAGGAATACCGTCGCCTGAATCACCCTTTAGAATATGCTCGAACAAATACTTACGAGGGTTAGGGTCGTTTACGAACTTCTTAGTGAATGGTGAATACTGCTTCACGTTAGGATACTTCTGCAACTGGATAAAGTCTTTATCGGCAGATACAATCATAATCTCTTCGTGATTACCAAACTCTTGACTGTTCTCAACTAAAGTGCCGATAATATCATCAGCTTCAGCGCCACGAACCTTGATCACCTTATAAGGAAAGTTTGCCTTTATGTCTTCAGTAATTTGGTTTAGCGCTTTGAATAACTTATCCCAGTCGCGACCGTCGTCTTTCCTATTCTTACGGTTGGCTTTATACTGCGGGAACGATTCCTTTCTCCAAGATCCGCCTTCACAAGCAACAACAACCTGACCATACTTCTGACGAAACATTTTGTTATACATACGGATATTGTTTAGCACGGTGTGGCGGATAAGGTCTTCTTCCATATCGCCTTTATGTGCTAGGACTGCTGCCAAAGCAATACCGTTATAGTCTAATAAAATCATTATAATCTCCAATTATCAATTCAAGGGTATTATACCCTACTTTCTTCAAGAAGTAAAGCTTTTAAATGACTTTTTCTTACCCTAACTGATACCCATCCATTATAGTAGTCTTCACGAAGTAACACGTCCCTTTCGAACTGCCACTTAGCTTCAAAGTAAGAACATTCAGCTTTCGTAGCGCATAGTCTTAGGATAGTTCGTTTGAACCGTTCCTTTCCTCTAGACTTAACTTCTTCGGTGAGTACTTCAGACGAGCCATAGTAATCCCGCCAGTCAGATTCTACCTTGAGTCTTTTCCTACGCTTTCTTGTTTTTGTTACTGGTAGTACTTTTGATCGCCAGAACAGCTTCTTACCGATATACTTCATTCCGTTATCGAGGTCTTCGATTTCATAAACAAAGCCATACAAAACTTTCGGATCTAACTCTTCAGGTTCGTATGGCTTATCTTCATATATCCAATTCATAGGTCGACATTAATTGCTTATTTGCTAATATATAGTCGACCTAATCCTCTTCGTCAAATACTTGTAACGGTCTTTCTTTTTCCATTTCTTCCCCGCAGAAAGGGCAGTAGTTAACTTCAATACCATCCCTTTCATACGAGTACTCATGTTCAACCTCGAATTCGAGTCCGCAGTTGAAGCACTCCATTATAAAGCGTCCGAGTCGACTTTTTCTTTGAACTCAGTATAACCGCCGATCGTTTCGGTGATCTCACCTTCGGCATTAACCTTTAATATCAAAGGTAATGAACGAACAGTTTGGAATTGATTCATAAAGTCAATACGGTCGATGTCATGGTTAGCTGTAGGTCCAACTGTCATTTCTTCGTATTCAATTTCAGCGCTGGCTGCTAACTCTTTTGCCATTGCGCAGTATTTACATGCTTCTTTTGAGTAGATTCTAATCATAGAGATAATCCTTTTAGTGTGTCTTCGTTTACGTCTTGTTTTACACCACCGATTACATAAGAACTAATCTCAGTTTCTTGCGGTGCTACTTGTACATTACCACCGCCGATCCACTTTTCAGTCCACGGTAGAGGGTTTGATTTTGATACTTGGTATGGGCATTGTAGACCAATAGACTTCATACGCTTAGACGCAATCCATTCTACATAGTCAGCCAGTAACTTTTCATTAAGACCGATCATAGAACCGTCTTTGAATAGGTACTTAGCCCAAGCTTTTTCTTGTTCTACGGCATCTACAAACATAGCCTTTACTTGCTCATCGCATTCTTCTTGTATCTTAATGAAGTCTGCGTCCTCTTTCACTAGGTTCTTAATAATCTGCTGAGAAGCTGCTAAGTGAGTATTCTCATCGCGAGCAATGAACTTAATGATCTTGGCATTACCTTCCATTTTCTTCAACTCAGCAAAAGCCCAAGAACAAGCAAATGATACGTAGAAACGAACGCCTTCTAATATATTAACGCTGTTTATACATAACCATAACTTTTTCTTTAAATCGTATTCGTTAATCTCAACTACTTTACTGTTGACCATATGCCTGCCTTCGCCCAGTAATTGATACCAACCTGCATACTCGATAAAGTCGTCATAGTACTTAGATATATCTTCGGCACAATCCGTAATCTCTTTAGAATCCGTTAATGTATCAAATACCAAAGTTGGGTTAGAATATACATTACGGATAATATGAGTATACGAACGAGAGTGGATAGTTTCAAAGAACGACCAAGTCTCGACCAACACTTCTAACTCAGGCAGCGAAGTGTGGGGAAGGAACGCCAAATTAGGCGATCTCCCCTGAACAGAATCTAGAAGAATCTGTCGCTTTAGGTTAGAAGTAAATATATGCTTTTCGTTATCTGTTAATTCGGAAAAGTCTTTACGGTCTTTTGATACATCGACTTCTTCTGGTCGCCAAAAGAAACCTAGCATCTTATCTGTCAGTTTCTCATACTGACTGTACTTTACCGAGTCATATCGAGCAATGTCGACCGACTCGTCAAAGAACATATTACTATCTAAATGGGATTTCTCCCTTTTCTTAAATACTGACATTATTTTCCCTAGATTTTACAGCTTTCGCAATCTTCTTCATCCGCATCGACTTGATCTAATTCCGGCAAGTCGTCAGGGTCTTTGTATTCGCCCGCACCATCGAATGTGTTATTATAGTATAATTGTTTCCCACCGAACTTATAGAAAGTGATAATATCTTTAATTAACTGAGACATTGGCACCTTAGAGTCTTCAAAGTGTTCTGGGTTATAACTAGTGTTAACAGAGATGCCTTGGTCGATATACTTCTGTAATACCGCACAGACTTTCAAGTAACCTTCCGGCGACTCTTGATCCCATAGTAAATCGTACTTGTTCTTCAAGTGGTGAATACCTGGAACGACCTGAGCCATAACTCCGTCTTTAGACTGTTTATAACTAACCAAAGCTCGAGGTGGTTCAATACCGTTAGTCGAGTTAGATATCTGAGCCGAAGTCTCTGCAGGCATCAAAGCCATTAGAGTAGAGTTACGAATACCGCTTTGTATCAATTGATTACGTAGAGCCTTCCAATCCATACGGTTTTGCGGTTTAACTAAGTCATCAACATCGCTCTTGTATGTCATATTCGGAGTTATACCGTAGCTGTATTTAGTCTGACTAGTTTTTAAGCAAGCACCCTTTTCAATAGCAAGGTCGGCAGAAGTCTTAATTAAGTAATAACTCCAAGCTTCGGCAAACTCATCGATAGTTGCTAAGGCATCGTCGTTATACTTTAACCCACGCTTCGCTAGGAAATACGCAAAGTTGATAATACCAACGCCAAGAGGTCTACGATCCATAGTAGAACGGTATGCAGCTACAACTGGATAGTCTTGATAATCTAACAACTCATCCAAAGCACGTACAGCAAGGTCACAATACTTTTCAAAGTCAGAAGGATCCTCAACTAAACCCCAGTTAATTGCAGCTAGAGTACATAGGCTGATTTCGCCTTCTTCATCGTCCGCAGAAGATAGAGGTTTGGTAGGTAGATCGATTTCAGCGCAAAGGTTTGACTGACGAATCGGCGCTTCTTCTGGTACGAAAGAACCGTGTTCGTTAGCGTGATCAACGTTCTGTAGGTAAATACGTCCTGTATCCTTACGTTCAGTAATAAACGCTGTAAACAGTTCCATAGCTGGTATGACTTTCTTACGGATAGAAGTCTTACGCTCGTATTTCTCGTATAACTCTTTGAACTTAACTTGGTCTGAATAGAATGCTTCATATAAGTCAGGAACATCGTCAGGGCTGAATAGAGTAATGTTACCGCCTGTCAGTAGACGTTCGTACATAGTCTTATTAAACTGGAACGCATAATCCATATGACGCACACGATTTTCTTCAGTACCTTTATTGTTCTTGAGTACGATTAAGTCTTCAAATTCTAAGTGCCATGCTGGTAAGTATACCGTAGCAGCACCGCCACGAACGCCACCTTGAGAACAAGACTTGACTGATGCTTGGAACAATTTAAGGAACGGAATCAATCCAGTATGTACTACAGAACCATCGCCGATACGAGAACCAACTGCACGAATAGCACCAGCGCCAATACCAATACCTGCTTTCTTAGATATGTATCGAACTACTGAAGTTGATGTACTATTAATTGAGTCCAGAGAGTCGCCAGATTCAATAAGGACGCATGAACTGAATTGTCGTGTGGAAGTCCGAACGCCTGCCATGATCGGGGTAGGTAACGAGATATAGAATAGCGATATTGCATCATAAAATTCCTTAACATATTTGATTCTGGTTTCAGTTGGGTACTGCGAGAATAAAGTCGCCGCAACCATCATGTAAAGAACCTGCGGAGTTTCAAAGATTTTACCAGTACTTCTATCTTGTACCAAGTACTTACCACGGAACTGTTCCATAGCAACGAACGTAAACTTAGAGTCTCGTTCGTGTTTGATGTACGATCCCAGCTGCTGTAATTCTTCTTCAGTATAGTAGTCAAAGACCTTACCATCATACACGCCTTCTTCGACGTTATTCTTAACTATCTGTATAAATTCCGTAGGTTCATATTGACCATATACTTCTTTACGAAGTTTATAGTTAACAAGATTTGCGGCAACATACTGATAGTTCGGTGTATGTTCTGATATTAGTTCTGCGGCAGACTTGATCAACAGGTCGTGGATGTCTGACGCTGGGATCTTATCGTATAGCTGGATGTTGGCTTTCAATTCAATTTCTGAAATAGATACGCCATTTATCTCTTCAGTAGCCCATTCTAGGACTCGGTGGATCTTGTCTAACTGAAAGAGCTCAGTCGATCCGTCACGCTTTATTACGTTAATTGGTTTATTCATTTATTACTCCAACTTTAGTTAAGGAGGGTATTATACTATGGTTTTCTTCATTAGTAAAGGAAAAGTTTTAATTATTTTCTTCTTTTTTCGGTTCATAGTATTCCCGATATTTGATTATAATGACACGCTGGTTATCTATATAGTTTCGGATCTTGGCCATGTTTATAGATAATCTCTCATAGCCACCGTCGGTCAAACCGAACAGAACGAGGTCTGTACCTTCTTTTTGGAGTTTCGCGAATACGGATTCTGCGTTGTCTGGAGTGATAACTATCCACTTGACGTCTAATGTGTCTAGAGGTAGTAAGTCTGGTAGGACTAGTGGGGTGCGTTCTACTGGTTTGGATATTACTTTTATCGGTTCAACTTCTTCTCGGCTGAAGTCGAATATAGAGCATCCTGTAACAGATAGAGCAATAGCAGCAGGGATTAGTAGTTTCATGGCGTCACCTTAATGTAGTTTGGGTTTGCTAATTCTGGACATTCAGAATTGGCTTGCGACTTAGTAGTAGCAGCGAGTTCTTTTTCTGTCAGCGGTGAGCCAGATGCGATTTGTAAACAACGCATAGCATTAGCAGTGCCACGGTTGATTAGCTTTTCGATTAGTCTAGGTTTGCGAGAAGCGATAAATCCAAAGTCTCTTGGGTCGCCGTTTGCGCTTTGATTAAACTTGTCTTGGAGGGTTGATAGTTGCTTTTGTTGATCTTGTACTTTATCAAGTAACTCTGAATTTGCTTTTCGGATTGCTTCAGAATCTTGCTTTGCTGCAGTTATAACTGCCTGTTGCGTTTGAATTGATTCTTGAAGTTTCTCTTGATTATTCTTCGCTACTGCGAGGTCGGCTTGGAGGTTAGATACATAGTATAAACCCCCTGCGATAATAACGACAATAACCAAAGCTGCGAGAGCCTTGATTGCGGAAAATATTCCCATAATATACCTTTATGATTACAGTTTGTTTGCGGACTTGCGACGAATCGCACGCATAGCTCCAGTTGTAGAATCCCTCAAAACGATAGTGTTCTTTGGCTTCTTCTGTGCGTAATCATATATAGCTTTTTGTTCTTCTTGAGTTAGGTCTAGATATTTCGACCAGCGCTCAAACTTATTTCTTCCGGTTTCAAACTTACGGAATACATCTCCTGGTACGTCAAACATTTTATACGAAGGCGATACGTCTACAGCACCAGAACCTATATTGTTTGCGATCATTTGGTTAATTCTCCTTGTCCTACAAATACGTATTGTGAAGTTGCTTTGTGATATACTTTATATACATTCTCGCCTAGGATAGTATCTACTGGAGTAGAACCAACATCTAGTACAACTTCCGAGCCTTTTGCGCCAATAGACATTCCAGTTGAAGGTAGGATAATCTCTTCAGAAACTACTGTATAAACCCCAGGAGCTAAATCTTCTTGTACAGATTCGTTTAACTGGACGCCTTGTTCGTCTAGTAATGTTTCCATTACCATTTGAACGTCAGAGTCAGAAAGGTCGGAGTTTTCTTTAATTAAGAATAATGCTGCGGCATAAGAAGCGAACGCAGTCTTACCGAAAGGCAACTTTTGAAGCAATCGACGTAACTTGAACACCAAACGGTGGAACATAGTATACGCACCCTTTTCTTCGTTACCTTTCAGCTGAGAAGATTTTTTAAGAGGATTGCCTTCGTCGTCGATAATACCCATCTCATATGCTGGCATATCAGTCCACTTCTTAGTCAACAGACGCAAGAAACGGAATGTATAGATTAGGTCTGCGGTTCTGGTAATACTCATATTTCCCTCAGTACTTTAATTATAGTCGGATCCAGTGGAACTTCGACTTTATCGGATTCTGGTAGATAGTTAAGGAATACTAGAAAGGTCTTTAGAGCAGACCAGTATTCCTCTTCCATTTTAAAGAATATCATTCGATTACAGCCTTTAATTCCAAACAAGTTATATAGGACGATTATATGGTTTAATATCAACCGTTCCTGTAAGTCTTGATTAACTGTATATCTTTTAAATAACCGCTTTAAATACTTGAACCTCTGAAGGTCATTATAGAACTCATCAGAGGATTCACATTGCGGGTTGTCATAGTTTTTAGCTGCGAATAACAGAAAGTTATCTTCAGTCAGTTCATCAAAGTTCATTTCAATACCATATAGATTATTTATCTAATAGTATTTATTACTCACCTTCGACGGTCTTCTTGATAACGTGCTTATCTTTAAAGTCTTTCTCGCCTTTAGCTCGTGGCTGTTCTACTTCAGACATAGTCTTTTTCTTAGAACCGCAAGATTCGTGGTATCCTTTGCCTTCGCAATGATCGCAGCCTTCGCCTTCACATTTAGGGCATTCTTCCTTTGCTTCGGTCTTAGCCTTTTTCTTTTCTAGAGCTTTAGAGATAGTCTTACGGCGTTTAGCAAGATACTTATCAGATTCGTCCGTATCGCCGTCGTTGTCGATATCGCCATCTTCTTTACCTACTGGGTCAAGTTTAGCTTCTAATAAAGATCCGCGACCTTTCTTCAATTCAAACGTAGCTGATTGAGTACGACCTAAACCGTTTGCTCTAAGGTTATTCCCCATCTTAGAAACAGATGCTCCTGGGATAGCAAGTACAGCCATTAACCAATCTTCAAGGGATTTGAATGTTTTAGTGGCTTCGTCAAGTTCTTCTTCTTTCATAGAAACGCCAGAACCTTTCTTACCGATAACACCACCTTTAGCTTTTACTTTAGCCTTGGCATCTTCTTGGTCTTTCTTATCTTTACTCAACTTCTTATTGATAGTACCACTTAGTGATTCTTCTAAGTCTTGTGAAGGCTGTTCGACTTCTGGAGCTTCTTCAACAACTTCTTGAGCTGGCTCTTCTTTAGGCTGGTACATTGATGCATACGCAGAAGCGATTGCTTGGGTGATTTGTTTATCGTTCATTTGCTTATCCTATGAATAGTTTTACTATTGAGCCGACTAAGGCAACTACAACCACGTATGTGATCCTATTTAAAATGTTTATTGTATGTGCGTTTTCGCGAGTTAGCTTCTCGGTATCTTCGACTCTATCGACTAGTTTTAAAAACCTATCGTATAAGTTAGCTTGCTTTTGCTCAAAGGCAATCTGCCTTTCCTCGGCTCTTGCTAGACTTATCATAGCGTCGGATAACTTGTCGATCTTACCTTCGATTCGGTTCAATCGATCGTCTTGGTTGTTGGATTCTTTCATGCCAGCCCCATAAATTTAGTTGTTAGTATTTATACATTTTTATTATTAGATCAGACTCACCTTTTATAAGCCGATGATATTCCATATCGGGTATAAAGTAACAACGACCTTCTTGCAGTAGTGTAGGTAAACACCCTTCGTATTGTAATTGCCATCCTTGACCAGATAGGATTTCAATCTTCCTATCCCCGAAGTCCCTGTGCCAAACATATTCTTCTTGCGATAAGGTAACATCAAATTCTCTGATATCACCATTATCTACATAAGGTCTACCAGAAGAAATTTCCGCCACCTTTCAATCCCAATTCTTTTGCATATTTTGGTAAACGACAAGCCCAGTATCCTGGAGACATTTTATCTTTCTTCATGTCGCAGTTATGACGAGAGGCAAAGTTCTTTGCTGCTTCTTTATCATTAATCTTTGAAGTAAGACCGCCTTTAACATCGCCGAAATATATCTTTTTAACATTACCTGTTTTCGGATCCCTTACATAAACCACATATT